GCCACGAAGCGTGAGCAATCGGGCATCGTGTTCAATGAATGTTTGAACATGGTGAGTCAGTCGCCCGATTTGAAGGCGCACCTTAAAAAGCGCAAGACAGATTTGTACTTCCCTTTGACGTTCGGCACGATGACGGCACTGGCTTCAGACTCGAACACGCTTGACGGTCTGAACCTGCACCTTGCGGTCATTGATGAACTGCACGCGATTAAGGATAGAAACCTTTACGAGGTACTGAAACAAGGGATGTCGGCACGCAGGCAGCCACTGATGGTGATGATTACCACGGCGGGCACGGTGCGTGAGAACATATACGACGACATGTATGATTATGCATCAAAGGTTGTCGAAGGCCAAATACAAGACGAGCGCTTCCTGCCCGTTCTGTATGAGCTTGATGACCGAAACGAGTGGACAGATTTTCGCATGTGGGAAAAAGCCAATCCTGGTCTTGGCCGTATCAAGAAGTTAGAAGACGTTGTCGAAAAGGTAGAACGTGCCAAGAGCAATCCGAAAGACTTGCCGGGCATTCTCACCAAAGACTTCAACATCCGCGACACGGTCGCAGGAACGTGGCTGACTTACGACGATATCAACAACGAAGCAACGTTTGACATCACTGATGTACACGATTGTTACGCAGTCGGGGGCGTCGATTTATCAAGCACAACGGATTTGGCATGTGCCACGCTGTTCGTGATGAAGGCGGACGGCACGAAGTACGCACTTCAGCAGTATTTTTTGCCTGAAGAACTCATTGAAAAACGCACCAAAGAAGACAAGATACCTTATGACAAGTGGGCACAGCGCGGACTCTTGACGCTGAGCCAAGGCAACAAAATCAATTTTAATGATGTCACGCAGTGGTTTATGAAAATGTATAACGAACACGGTATCCGTCCGTTATGGATTGGCTACGATCCGTGGAACTCCACGTACTGGGTGCAAGAGATGAAAGACAACGGCTTCCAGATGGAAGTCGTGAGACAAGGTTCGCAGACGCTTAGTCAGCCGATGAAGGAACTCGCCGCAGACTTGCAGGCAAAGAATATCAATTACAATAACAATCCCGTGCTTAAATGGTGTTTGACGAATACATCCGTGAAAGCAGATGATAACGACAACATCAGGCCCGTCAAGGGCGCACACCAAAGACAACGAATAGACGGAGCCGTTTCGCTACTGATAGCGTATACGGTTCTTTTTAATAAAATGAGCGACTACAAGTCGTTGATTTAGGGGGTGACGTGGTGGCAGAACGCAGGTCACTGTTTGATAAGATTTTTGGAAAGCAACCACAACCATCGCAGACGCAATCACTGAAGATGATGAACGGATACATGCCGGTCTTCACCATGATGGCCGATGCGTATGACAGCGATGTGGTACGTTCGGCAGTGGATGCAATAGCAAGGAACGCGGCAAAGCTGAAACCGAAGCACATTCGGCGTGTAAATGGCAATGTCACGTACACAAACTCGAACATTGAGTATCTGCTCAGCGTTCGTCCGAATCCGTACATGGACGCATACACGTTTTGGTACAAGGTCATCACGCAAAAGTACATGCAAAACAACAGTTATGTGTTTGTCGATTGGGACGAACAAGGCCAAGCAAAAGCATTTTATCCAATCAATGCGAGCCAAGCAGAATTTTTGGAAGCGCAAGGCGAGATTTTCATTCAGTTTAGTTTTCTTGGCGGGCATAAGGTCACACTTCCGTATACGGATGTCATACATCTGCGTAGATTCTTTTACAAGAACGATTTGTACGGTGAGACGAACAATGCAGCGCTTATGCCGACACTGGAACTGATTCACACAACAAATGAGGGCATTATTAATGCGATTAAGTCCAGCGCGAACCTGCGCGGGTTACTGAAATTTACGCAGACGATGCTCAAGCCCGAAGAATTGAAACGACACCGTGATGCGTTCGTCGAGGACTATTTGAACATTTCGAATAATGGTGGAATCGCCGCGACGGATGCAAAAGCAGATTACGTTCCTCTTGCAAACGATCCAAAAATAACGGACGCCAAGCAGATGGAACTGATTGAGGATAAGGTGTACAAGTATTTTAATGTCAGCTCATCCATCGTGAAATCGGATTACACCGAAGAACAGTGGAATGCGTTTTATGAGTCGGTCATTGAGCCGAACGCCATTGAAATGTCGCTTGAGTTTACTGCGAAGGTGTTCACACAGCGTGAGCAAGGGCGAGGCAATGAGATTATCTTTGAAGCCAATCGCCTGCAATACGCATCGAACGCAACGAAGCTGAACCTCATCACTGTGATGATGGACAGAGGCCTTTTGTCGATGAATGAGGCACGCGATATTTTCAACTTGGCACCAATACCAGACGGCGACAAACGCATTGTGTCATTAAATTTTGTCGATGCGTCAATCGCTAATCAATATCAAATAGGGGGTGCGCCAAATGGAGCAACAACCGATGCGCAAGGACCGGGAGTACCGCAAAGTGATGTCGTTCGAACTGAGACAAGCGGAGACGGACAGTGACGGTTTATACGTCGAGGGCTATGCGCTCACGTTTGACCAACCAACCGTACTTTACGAGATGGACGGAATCGAATACAAAGAGATGATTGACGCCCGCGCACTGAAAGCAAGTGACATGTCGGACGTCATTTTCAATTACAACCATACGGGCAAAGTTATGGCCAGAACGCGCAACAAGACACTTGAACTAAGTGTCGACGAGCGTGGTCTGTTCGTTCGTGCCCGGCTTGACGGGACTGAAGAAGGTCGTAAGCTGCACGAAGAGATACGCGGCGGTTACATTGACCGCATGAGCTTCTCTTTTACGGTCAGCGAACAAAGGTATGACAAAGAAAATAGAATGCGCGTGATTACAGGCATTCGCAAACTGTACGATGTGTCCGCGGTGGATATTCCCGCTTATGATACTACTTCCATTTCTGCACGTAGTTTTTTCGAGGCGGAGGCCGAAGAAGAACGAAAAGCGCTGGATAGCGCAGCCGCGCGGAAGAAGTTATTGCTCAGAACATTCACATTTTAGGAGGGTAAATCATGAAAAGATTGCACGAAATCGAAGCGCGTAAGCTCGAGATCCGTGACATGCTCAGCAGTGATGCAGAGATTGACATGGAGTCCATCGACACAGAACTTCGCGCACTGGAAACCGAGAAATCCGAAATCGAAAAGCGCCAAGCACTTGCAGGTCAAATCAACATCGGACAAGTCGAAGCAACACCAATTATCAAACCACAAGTTGAAGAAAGAGGGGTAGAAAAAATGGAGAGAGAGCAATTGTTATCGTCCCAAGAATACCGCACAGCATTTTTCAAAAACCTACAAGGCAAACCAATGAGCGAGGTAGAGCAACGCGCACTTACTACTGCGGCAGTTAGTGCAGGATCTGCAGTTCCGACTCAAACCTTGAACCAAATCATCGACAAGCTTCGCCAAACAAGCGCACTTTACAACTACATCACGGTATCTTTCGTTCCAGGCAACCTTTCGTTCGTTGTTGCGAACGCGAAGAACGTAGCTAACTGGAAAACAGAAGGTTCCAACGGATTAGCTGCTGACGACACTGTCGTGTCTGTTACGCTTGGCGGTTACGAAATCATCAAGTTGGTCGAAATCAGTGCGGCTGCAACTGCAATGACAATCGACGCATTCGAGTCCTACATCTCCGCAGAAATTGGGCGCCAATTGTCCATCGCATTCGAAAAGGCAATCGTGAGTGGTTCTGGTACAGGCGAGCCAACAGGTATCTTGACAGGTATCACTTGGGGCGCAGCTAACTCCACAGATTTCACTGGCGTAAATGATTTGTATGACACATTGATGGACGCACTTGGCCTTCTTCCGACTATGTACCACCAATCTTCTGTATTCGTGATGAACCGCAAAACATTGTTTGGCGGAATCCGCAAAGTTAAAGCATCTGACGGTCAACCAATCTTTGCATACAACCCGCAAGACCGCGCTGCTATGACGATCCTTGGATATGGCATCGTGCTCAACGACTACCTTCCAGACGACACCATCTTGCTTGGTGACTTCTCGTACTACCGTATGAACTTCTCGCAAGCTCCGACAATTGAAGCGTCCCGCGAAGCTGGTTTCACTTCCGGCAAAACAGTATACCGCGGTCTTGCAGTAGCTGACGGTAAGCCTGCACTTGCAGAAGCGTTTGTAAAAATCGTTAAAGCCTAATAGCAAAGGAGCGTGAGCCAGATGGCAATGCTCGCTAACGTCAAGGTTGCGCTGCGCGTCACGCACACCGCACTTGATACAGAAATTACAGATTTAATCGCAGCCGCTCGTCAGGATTTAATCCTGGCGGGCATACTGCCTGCAAAAGCTAACAGCGACACCGATGCACTGATTAAACGCGTAGTCATCACCTACGTCAAAGCGCATTTTGGCTATGACAATCCCGATCATGAGCGTTTGCTGAATGCGTATCACCAACTGAAGTTACACCTGACGTTGGCTGGTGATTACACATGATGTGGCGCGATGTGATTACACTGCAAGCGGAGTCGATGACCATTAACGAATATGGTGACCGGGTTTTTAATAAAACGCCGGTCATCGTATTTGCGAATAAGAAATCGATTCGGCAATCAGAGTTTTATCAAGCGTTTGCTACGGGACTGAAACCTGAACTGATGTTCGAGGTTCGTTCGGTTGACTATGACGGACAGCCAACTCTGCTTTTTAATTCGAAGGAATACGTAATCATCCGCACGTATTCTAAGAATGACGAAATCACAGAGTTGGTCTGCTCTGGTATGGTCCAGACGGGAGGTTATTGATATGCCAATGCCCAGAAGTATAACAAGGGTTAACCGAAACGGTGTGCGCTTCACATCAAGCGTGGAACGAGCCGAGTATACGCTCGAAGAACTTACACGCGCAGCACTTCGTGATATCGGGAAACTGATTACATTCCAGGCACGTAACAAGGTTCGGCTAATTGCAAAAGGTTCGATGAAGCGTTCACAGCGCGTCAAGAATGCGTTTCAGTCTTGGAATAGACGCCGAGAGACAGATTTGCAGGTCGGAATCAAGCATGAAACGTGGTACGGGGTTGACCAAGAACTTGGTCTTGACGGTCAACCGAAACGTGACATTTTGCGCAAAACCGTATTTGAAAACATCGATACCATTCAACAAATATCGGCCAAGTACCTCAAGCACATTGAAGACGAGATGACTGCACAGCGTATGATTGACGAGAACGCTGAGGTGGCTGACGATGATTAAGATGCTCGAAATTCGTAAGCAACTCAAAACATTGATGCAGGCCACAGGCAAGCAGGTGTTTTATCAGAAGGCCGCACCGAACGCAGTCTTCCCGTATCTCGTGTTTGACATCGCCAACAGTATCGACGACGGGACGCTGGAGCGGTTCACTCTTGACGTCGATGGTTGGGGAAATGATGAGAACACGTTTGACATGGAGCAAATGATGCACCTCGCAGACCAGGCGCTTCATCGCACCACGCTTTACATCGAGAGTGCCGGTGAACAACTTGGCATAAGCGTTTACCGAGAAAACCGGCTGACGTTCGACGAGACGGACAGAAGGGTATATCGCAGGCGCTATATTTATCAAATTAGAACGCATGAGAATTAGGAGGGAAAACACATGGCAGTAGCAGATATCATTTTGGGCGATGGCGTGTTTCAAATCAATAACGTCACTGTTGGACTTACACGCGGCGGCGGTCAGTTTACCGTAGAACGTGAGTATCGTGTGATTGAGGCTGACGGTGACTACGGCCCGGTCAAAGGCCGCGTTCGTAAAATCCGTTCGACACCGAAATTGACAGTGAACGCACTTGAGCTTAGCGCATCGCGTTTGGAAACCTTGTATCCTGCAACCGCAGTAACTGCGGGCGTGCTGGAAGCAACTGATAACATCTTGATTACTGATTATGTATCGGTAAAATGGATTGGGCAAACAAAAGACGGTCGTGATGTGATTATCACCGTAAACAACGCAATCAATATGGACAACATTGACTTGTCGATGGTTGATAAAGAAGAGATTGTCGCTAGCGTCACGTACACAGGTACGTATGACGGGGAAGACAGACTTGCAGAGCCTTGGTCCATTGAGTTTCCAGTGTAAAAATTGATTTGCAATAAAAAAGGGAGCGGGCCTCGGCTCGCTCTTTTTTACTATCAGGAGGATGCATCATGGCATTAACAGTTAAGCATTTATTCCCATTCTTGAAATTGATGAAAGCTCTTAATATTCGCGATGAATTTAAGAACTTGATGAAAAACAAAATTGATGTTACGGCACTGACCGAAGAGCAACAGCACGAAATCATGCAGGAAAAAGGCATCGACATTTTATTTACAATCATGGAGAAAATGCCGAATGCAGAAAAGGAAATCAAATCATTTTTAGCGCTATACTCACAGAAATCGCTTGAAGAAATTGAAGCGCAATCAATCGAAGAGTTCATCGAGCTAATAAAAGAGTTTCTACGTGAGCCGGATCTAAAGAGTTTTTTCAAGCAAGCGGTGAAATAGACGACGTCGAAGCTTACGACATCTTATTAAGCCGCTACCATGACATGTCCTTCGTGATGTCACTGGACATCGACACAGCCATCAGGCTGATTCATAAGGCATTTCAAAAGAACGAGGAAGATAGAGCGTTCCAGTTGTACGCTTCGATATATCCGAATTTTAACAAGAACAATTTTAAGAAGTTTACTGAATTTTATAAAGTGCAGACCGAACCAGTGAGTAGACGTTCGGCTGAAGACATCATGGCGACTGCCAATGAGATTTTACGGAAGGCAGGTGAGAAGCGTGGAACTGTTTAAGCTGTTCGGTACGATTTTAATTAACAATGCACAAGCAAACGCCGAGTTATATGAGACAGATAGAGCGGCAAAAGCGGCAGCTAAAGAATTAGAAGAACTGTCAACGCAAGCGGCAGATATGGCAATTGCAGTCGGTGCAGCTGCAGCCGCTTTTGTGGCGGGAATTGGCGTGAAAGCGGTCATGGCCGCTGATGATTTGAAGAAGTCACTTAACTTACTTCAGGCGCAAACAGGCGCGTCTGATACCGACATGAAACAGTTTGAAGACAGTATCATGCGTCTTTACAAAGAAAACATGGGTGAAGGTTTTGAAGACATTGCGAGTAGCATGTCGGAAATCTCCAGAACGACAGGTCTTTCAGGTAAAGAGCTCGAGAAAACAACTAAGAACGCAATCGCACTTCGTGACACGTTTCAATTTGGCGTCAACGAGACGGCAAGAACTGCGAATTCATTAATTAAGCAGTTTGGCGTCTCGGCTGACGAGGCATATGAGATTATTACGCAGTCGGCTCAGAAGGGTGCTAACAAAAACGGTGATTTGCTCGACACCTTAAATGAGTATTCAGGCATGTTCAAATCGGCAGGTTACAGTGCTGAGGAATTCGGTAACATTTTGATTCAAGGCGCAAAAGACGGTTCATTCAGCATAGACATGGTTGGAGACGCGGTCAAAGAGTCAAACATCAGGTTAAAAGACGGAAGCAAGACATCTCGAGAAGCGGTGCAAGGTCTGGGTTTAAGCTACGATGAGATTGCAAGTAATTTTGCAAAAGGTGGAGAACTGGCGGCGAGCGCATACAACACCGTATTAACAAATTTGAATAAAATCGAAGATCCGCTCAAAAAGAATGACTTGGCTGTCAAATTATTTGGGACACAGTTTGAGGATTTGGAGACCACAATACTCGGTACGCTAACCAATGCAGGTAAACACATTGATTTGACAAAAAGCTCACTTGACCAAATAAACAAGGTTAAATATGACACGTTTGGTGAAGCACTTGCTGGCTTAGGGCGACAAATCAATGCAGATTTTTTCATTCCGCTCGG